AGATCTTTATAAAACTCCTATTACTAAACTTCCTGATAATCTTATTAAAGTTGAGAATAATTTAATTTTATATAAGTCTCAAATTCAATCTTTAAATAATCTTGAAATAGTTGGGGGGAATTTGGATTTAGAAAATTCTTCAATTCAATCTTTAGGTAATCTTCAAAAGGTGGGGGGAAATATAAGGATGGGACTTTCTTCAATTGAATCTTTAGGTAATCTTCAAATAGTTGGGGGATATTTGGATTTAGAAGATTCTAAAATTCAATCTTTAGGTAATCTTAAAATAGTTAGAAAACATTTGGATTTAGATAATTCTAAAATTCAATCCTTAGGTAATCTTCGATTTGTAGGGGAAGATTTATATTTACAAAATAATCCAATTAAATCTTTAGGTAATCTTCAATTTGTTGGGAGACATTTATATTTAAGAAATACTTCTTTTTCTGGAAAATATTCAAAAGATGAAATTTCTCAAGTATTTAAAGATAAAGGAATTGAAATAAGGGGCAAAATTTATATTTAAAATTATTTTAATAATTAAAAATATAAAAATTAAAGTAAGTTACAATATTTATACCAAAATTTAATAAATGGCTGATACAAAATTATTTTCAAGATTAAAAAGATTATTTTCCACTGATGTACTATTACGAAGTACAGGGGGGCAAATAAAAGCTATTGATGTTGATAAAATACAACAAACCGGAGAATTAGCAACAAATACCATAATAGATAGATTTAATAAAGCTTATACTAATGCTCCTAGTTCATTATATGCTAGTCAACAAAATTATAGTTATCAAACCTTAAGACCTACCCTTTATTCTGAGTATGACGCTATGGACACTGATGCTATAATAGCATCTGCTTTGGATATTATTTCTGATGAATCTACATTGAAAAATGATATGGGGGAAGTTCTTCAAATTAGAAGTAAAGATGAAAATATTCAAAAAGTATTATATAATTTATTTTATGATGTTTTAAATATTGAATTTAATTTATGGACTTGGATTAGAGATATGAATAAGTATGGGGATTTTTTCCTTAAATTAGAAATCGCTGAAAAATATGGGGTTTATAATGTTATTCCTTATACTGCTTATCATATGGAAAGATTGGAGGGAAATGATCCTACTAATCCCACAAAAGTTCAATTTAGATATGATCCTGAGGGAGTAGCTGCTTCATCTTATGGGTATTATAGTACTCCGGGTTCTGATTCAAATACTAAAGGGATAATTTTAGAAAATTATGAAGTAGCTCATTTTAGATTATTGTCAGATATGAATTTTCTCCCATATGGGAGATGTGTAGAAAAAAGTTCAAAAATTTATACTAAAAACTCTATTAAAGAAATTCAAAATATTATTCCTGGAGATAAAGTATGGACTTTTAATAAAAAATTAAACAAATATGAATTAGCAAATGTTCTAGCTGTAAAAAATTCAGGAGTTAAAGAACTTTATTCTGTAAATACAGCTCATAATGAATTAAAATGTTCTTCAAATCATCCAATTTTAATTTTAGATAAGAAAAGTGGAGATTTATATTATGAACAAGTTGAAAATTTAAAAGAAGGTGATTTTTTATGTTCTTATGGGGGAGATTTAAAAATTTCTCAATTTGATTCTCAATTATCTGTTAAATTTGAAAAAATAAATAAAATAATTAAAGTAAATTCAAATGAAACTTATGATATTCAAGTAGATCGAAATTCTAATTTTATTGCTAATGGAATTGTAGTTCATAACTCATATCTTGAACCTTCTCGTAAAATATTTAAACAATATACTTTATTAGAAGATAGCATGCTTATTCATAGGGTAGTTAGAGCTCCTGAAAAACGAATTTTTTATCTTAATGTAGGAAATCTTCCCCCGAATGAAATTGATGGATTTATGGAAAAAACCATAACTAAATTAAAACGAACTCCTTTTGTGGATGAACAAACAGGTGATTATAACCTTAAATATAATATTCAAAATCTAATGGAAGACTATTATATTCCTATGAGAGGGAATGATAGTACTACTAAAATAGAAAATCTTAATGGACTGCAATGGGATGGGATAAAAGATGTTGAATATATGAGGGACAAATTGTTTGCAGCTTTGAAGATTCCTCGAGCTTTTATGGGATATACTGAAAACTTAGAAGGAAAATCAACTCTTGCTTCTCAAGATGTAAGATTTGCTCGAACTGTTGAAAGAATTCAACGTATAGTTATTTCTGAATTATATAAAATAGCTATAATTCATTTATATGTTCAGGGTTTTAAAGATGATAGTTTATCTAATTTTGAATTATCTTTAACTACTCCTTCTATAATTTATGATCAAGAAAAGGTAGAATTATTAAAATCTAAAATGGATTTAGCTTCTTCTATTATAGAAAATAAATTATTTCCTACTGATTGGATTTATGAAAACATTTTCCAAATAAGTGAAGAAAATTATGACGAATATAGAGATTTATTAATTCAAGATTCTAAACGTGACTTTAGATTAAATCAAATATCTAATGAAGGAAATGATCCTTCTCAAACTGGAAGATCATATGGAACCCCTCATGATTTAGCTTCATTATATGGGAGGGGAAGATATAAAAATAATTCAACTCCTGAGGGAGAGGATGAAGAAGAAGAACAAGGAAGACCGATAGAAAGTCATACTAAAATAAATACTCAACAAGATAATTTTGGGAGAGATAGGTTAGGAAAAGAAGGTTCAAAGCCAAATTCTCCTTTATCTGAAACTAAAGATGAAAATAATAAAATTAATAAATCTTATTATTTAAAAAATAAAAATTTATTAAAAACTATTCCTTATCTTAAAAAACATATAGTATTTGAATCTGATAAGGCCAAAGAGCATTTATTAGATGAATCTAATTTAAAGGAGTAAGAAATTTAATATATTTATAAGAAACATATAAGATAAATGAATAAAATATCTCATTCAAAATACAAAAATACTGGAATTTTATTTGAGCTTTTAGTAAGACAAATTACAGTAGATACCTTAAAAGGTAATGAATCTCATGCTATTAATTTAATTAAAAAATATTTTGTTAAAACTGAATTGGGTAAAGAATATAAATTATATGAAACTTTACTTAAATCAAATATTTTGAATGAAACCAAAGCAAATATGGTTATTGATTCTTTATTAGAAATATCTAAAAAATTAAATAGAGGAAAGTTAAAAAAGGAAAAATATAATTTAATTAAGGAAATAAAAGAACATTATGATTTAGATTTTTTCCTTAATTCTAAAATTAAAAATTATAAACCTTTAGCAGCTTTTTACATTTTATTAGAAAATTCTAATTCATCTAAAACTTTAGATTCTCAACAGTTAATAAATAATAAAATTACTTTATTAGAATATTTAACCCAATCTTCACTTAAACCTAATGAATCTGATAAAGATATTTTAGAGGAATTTAAAGAATATAATCCTGATTTAAGGATTCTTGCATATAAGATATTGTTAGAAAAATTTAATTCTAAATATTCTAATTTAAATTCTAAACAAAAAAGAGTTCTTAAAGAATTTATAAATTCTTTGAATAATTCTTCTCATTTAAAAGAATTTTACAATTCAGAAATTGTAAATATTAAGAGAGAATTAAGAAAACAAATTGAAAAAGTTGATGATTTTACAACTAAAATAAAATTAGAAGAAGTTCAAAAATTAGTTAAAAAACTAGGAAAAACTTGTAAAATTAAAACTAATAATTTAATTGATTTACTTCAATATTATGATTTACTAGAAAATCTTCAAAAGTCTAATGAACAAATTTAAACATAAATTAAAAGAAGAAGTAATCCATCCTAAAGATATTCCTCCTGAATTATTTCAAAGGATTGAAAAGAAATATGGTCCTATTGATATGGAAAACGATTTTTTTTCCTCAGATTTGGATACTTATTTTAAATTTTCTTCTAAAGATGAAAAAACTGGAGCTATTGAAAATCAAGTAATTCATTTAGGGAGAAATATAGCAGAACCTTTAAGAAATTTACAGGGGGCTTTAATTAAATTTTTAGCTTTAAATAGATCTTCTGAATTTAGATCTAACCCAGATATAAAAGAGTTTACTAAAAAAACTAGAGATTTATTTAATGAATATAGAACTTATTTAAGAAAGTATTATCCTGAAGAATATAAAGAAATAATTGATAAATTAGAAGAAATTTCAATATCGGGGGGAAGTGCTTCTTTTACCCCGGGGGTAGGAATGCAATATGCTACTCCTTATGCTTTTAAAGGAAAAAATAAAAAAAATTCAAAGAATAATAAATTTATATTTAAATATATGAAACCTGTCCCCAAACATATCAAAAATTCTGGATTAAAAACAAAGAAATTATTTGAACAAGATAAATCAAATTCCTCTTCAGATTTCCAACAAGATAGAATTAAAGCTTTTGATGAAATTGAAACTGAACTTAATACAATTTATCAAATGCTATCTAATGCAAAAAATGAAACTTCTGAGTATTATGCTTCAAATCCGGGTTCATTTACAATTGTTAAACCCACGGATTTAATTTTATCTTATTTAAAAGATATAAAAACTTTATTATCATAAAAAATATAAAAATAAATGAAGACTCTTCAAGAACAATATGAATTAATAAAAAAAGGAAAAGGAAGTAAAGATATTTTCCTTAAAGAATCTAAAAGACTTTTCCCTCAATATATTCCAAACCAAATGGGATATGATGAAACTGTTGGTTTATTAAAACAACATTCTGTTATATTTGATCCTAAAAATAAACAGGTATTAAATGAGGAAAAAGATTGGTTTAAAATTTTTAAAGAATCTTCTCAAAAATTGGGTGGTAAAGAAAAAATAAATGAGGGGAGAAAGAAAAAAGAGGAAAATAAAGATTCTAAAATTAATATACCATTTAAAACTGATCCTATTTATGGTCCTCAATTTTTTAGGGGGTATTATGTTGAAATGGATGATCCCAAAAATAAAGATAAAACTGTAGAGCAAATTATTGATATTGTTGCTAAAAATATTAAAAAAGATCCTCTATATTATGTTAAAAAGGGTCAATTTGGGGTTAAAGATATAGGTTATACTGATGAATCTTTAGGATTAAAAGCTTCTAAATCTGATCAAATGGAGAAAGTTAAATTAAAAAAACCTCTTAAAGAAGAAAAAATTTCTATGTTATATGATATTGGGGAGGTAGTAAAATTTAAAAACCCTCAAACAGATAAAGAAGATATAGGAAAAATTTCTAATCGTGATTATAATTATGGAGATCCTCTTTATGATATTAAAATTAAAGGAACAAATGAACTTGTATCTCATGTAAGACAGGATTATTTAGCTTTAAATCTTGAAGAAGAAGATCTTCGAATGGGTATTAAATTTTTTAAAAGTGTTTTAGATAAAATTAAATCCAAGCATTTAACAGGTAAAGCTCAATTAAGTAAAACTGGAAATATCCTTAAATTTTATTTAGATCAAAATCCTGAAAAAGAAAAAAATATTGTACAGAATATTGCTCAGGAATATGGATTTGAATTTTGTCCTCAAGATTCAGGTTCTCATATTTTATATTTCAAAATAAGAAGAAGACTTCTTAATTTAGGAGTTCAAAATAATGAAAATTTACAAGAAAAGATGAATAAAAAAAATAAGAAATCTTTTATTTTAAAAAAAATTAAAGAAATTGAAAAACAAGGTTCAATAGCAGCTTTGGAAGTAAAAATGAAAGCTCTT